CATCAAGAGCGAATCACAGCGAATCACAGCGCGGGACTCAGAGGGGAGACCCAAAGTCCTGCACGTTTTCCCGACCAAGCGGCCCGGCCAGCTCCGGGGAATCCCATGGTTTGCTCCCGTGATGACACTTTTTAAAGATCTGAACGACACGGTCGAGGCAGAGGTCATTGCTGCCCGCGTGTCTGCTTGCCTGGCTGTTTTCGTAACAATGAACGATCCGAATTATGGCGCTTTCATGGGCCAGAGCGAAACCGAACCGAGCACGAACGCCAGAATTCAGAGCCTGGAGCCTGGCTTGATAGGGTATCTCAAGCAAGGCGAATCGATCAACGTGGTCAACCCAAACCGACCGGGCGACACCTTCGCCCCGTTCGTCGAGATGGTTCTCCGCATGATCGGCATGTCGCTCAATCTGCCTTATGAACTCCTTACCAAGGATTTTTCAAAGACCAACTACTCAAGCGCCCGTGCGGCGATGCTTGAGGGGCGTCGCATGTTTCTGACCTGGCGCTCCTGGTTCAGCCGCAAATTCTGCCAGCCGATATGGGACTTGATCCTCGAAGAGGCTTATCTCCGCGACCTGTTCAATGCGCCTGATTTCTATGAATTTCGCTCTGAGTACACGCGGGCGTCCTGGATCGGCGGGGGCTGGGGGTGGGTGGACCCAGTCAAGGAAGTGGAGTCCTCCAAGAAGGCGATTGACTACGGTCTATCCACCCTGTCCGACGAAGTGGCTGGCCAGGGCAAGGACTGGGAGGAAGTGCTCGAACAGAAGAAACGGGAGAAAGAAAAGCTCGAAGAGCTGGGGCTTAATCTTGATGCGACGACCGGCGACCGACGACCGCAGACGGACGACGAAAAACCGACCGACGACCGACGACCGCAGACCGACGACGGCGGATCGACGACCGACGACCGAGCAGCAGAGGAGAAAAAAGATGCCGAAACCGAATAAGGGTGAAAGCAAGCAGGATTTTTTAAGCCGATGCACCAAGGACGTTATGGCCGAGGGAAAAGAATCCGATCAGGCCTATGCCATGTGTAACGCCTCCTGGGACAACGAAAATAACCAGCGCTCAACCCTCACATTATCCGCTCCCATTGAACTCATGACAAACGACGAAGGGAAAGCCAAGCATTTTTTGATCACGGCTTATACGGGCCAGCCGATCGACACATGGATGGGTAAGATCATCTTCGATGTGGCGGGCATGACGTCCAAGGCCAAGATTCCAATCCTGCGGGAGCACGAGCGGGACCGGGTGGTCGGGTTCGGGAAAACCTGGAAAGATGAAAGCCGATTTTATGTGGGCGGTGATTTTGCGAGCAAGACGAGGGATGCCCAGGAGGTGCTCAGTCTTGCCGAAGACGGCATGCCCTGGCAGGCGTCCGTCGGAATCTGGCCAAAAAAGGTGAAAGTGCTCTCCGATGAAAAAGAATCCATGGTCGTGAACGGCCAGGAAATAAAAGGCCCAGCAGAGGTGTGGACCGAATCGAGGGTGGGAGAGGTCAGTTTTGTGTCTCTTGGGGCCGATGATGAGACGGCAGCGATCGTGCTGTCGGACCAGAAGGTCCGCGTGAGCATAGAAAAAACTATTCCGGTCAAGAAGGAGGAAAAGAAAATGGAATTTACTTTAGAGATTATCGAAAAAGAAGCGCCCCAGCTCCTGGAGCAGATCCGCTCGGATGCGGCAAAGCTCGGCATGGAAGCGGGAACGGCCCTTGAAAGGGAAAGGGTGAATGGCATCCTGGACGCCAAGGCAGACCCTGAAGCGACCACGGAGGCAATCAAGCACGGATACAGCGCCGAGGCATCGTACAAACTGTTTTACGAGGCCGAGAAAAAGAAGAAAGTCGAGGGCCTGAAAAAGATGGAGGCTGACGCCCCAAAGCCCATGGGTCAGGAGGAGCCAAAAGAGAAATCGGCAACCCCTGACGTTGACCTAGCCATCAGGGCTCGTGACCTGGCCGAGAAGGAGAAGATCCCCATCGTTTCGGCCCTGCGGAAGCTCGCCAGGGATAACCCGGAGCTGGCAAAGGATGCGCTGCCGAAAGTGCGCATCCTCAATAAATAAGGAGGTCTGAGCCATGGCATACGAATTGATAGGCACGGATTTAAGTTTCCTGGCGGCAGAGGATTTGTCGGATTACCAGTATCGTTTCATACATCTGGCGAGCGATACGACAGTCGACCTCCTGGACAGCGGGGCTGAATTCCCGATCGGAATACTCCAGAACGCTCCTGCCTCTGGAAATGTGGCGGTGGTCAGGGTGCACGGGGTCAGCAAGCTCGTGATGAACGCTGCGATCGCCGTGGGACTGAAGATTAAGGCGGAATATGTCGACGGGTCGGACAACGGCAAGGGTGATGCAGCAGACACGGACAATGACACGGCCAGGGCTGTTTCTCTGACGGCGGCAGGCGCCGAAGACGACATGATAACTGTGCTTCTTTTTGTCGACACCATAGAAGTAGTTTAAAAAACGATTTAGCCAAAGGAGGGCTTTACAATGGCTTACAGCGGAACAGGACTCGATATGGCTTGGAAGGCCGGGGAAAGTCTCGCCAGTTATCAATATCATTTTGTTCATCTAGCTGATGACACTACGGTGGACCTGATGGACAGCGCGACAGAATACCCCGTCGGGATTTTGCAGAACGCCCCCGCAGACGGGGAGACGGCGGTGGTGCGTGTGGACGGGATCAGCAAGCTCGTCATGAACGATGCGATCGCCGTGGGACTGAAGATAAAAGCGGAATATGTCGGGGCGGCTGACAACGGCAAGGGTGATGCAGGGGACACCGACTATGACAATGTCAGGGCGATCTCCCTCACCGCTTCCGGTGCGGAGGATGATGTGATCACCGTGCTTTTGTGCTCGGATACGCTCATGGTGGCGTAATCAAACCTGTCATGCAGGTCTATCGTTAAAGACTTAGCGACTCATTCAAATAGGAGGAAATGAAAAATGCAACCAGATCTCGGAACGGTTCATCGATCGGCAGCGCTGTCCGCGATATCCATCGGGTACAAGAACCAGATGTTTATTGGGGACCGCGTTTTTCAGAACGTGCCTGTCCTGAAGCAGGAGGATTATTTCTATCTTTTCAGGAAGGGCGCTCTTTACCGCAACGACGCGGGCGTTAGAGGCCCCGGCGGTGAGGCAAGGCGTGGCGGCTACGTTGTGGCTGACACCACTTACAACTGCAAAGAGAGGGCTTTCGCCCACCCGATCCCCATTGAGGTGGTCAACAACGCGGATGACGCTCTCGCTCCCTGGGAGACGGGCGTCAATTTTGCAACCCTCAAGGTCATGCTGGCAAAGGAAGTGCTCGTTTCAGCCCTATGCTGCACGGCAGCCAACTGGACGACGAGCCACGATGCGGCGGCATCCTGGGCCGCAGGCGCCGGCAACACTTTCATCGAGGACATGCTGACCGCGAAGAAGACGATCCGGCAGCTCATCGGGCTCAACCCCAACGTGCTCGTCATGGACGCCAAGACGCTTGATGCCCTCAAGCAGGAAAGCTCCCTGCTCGACCGGATCAAGTACACGGGCACCCAGGGCGCACCGGCAGACGTGACAACCCGGACCCTTGCCCAGCTCTTTGAGCTTGACGAGGTATTGGTCGGCGGGGCCATCTATTCGAGCGCAGAGGAAACATTGGCCGGAACTGATTTCACGGCTGTGGACCTCTGGGAAACCAACGCCACCAAAGGCGCAGCGTTCTTGTTCTACCGACCGCCATCGCCAGGCCGCGAGATGCCAGCAGCGGGCTACGTGTTCCAATGGAAGGGCGGCGCAGGCCACCCAAACATCGTCCTGCCCGGCGACAGTTATCGGGACGTCAGGTATTGGTGGGAGGATTCTCCCAAGCAGTATGTGATCGAGGCATCGGAAACCATCGACGCAAAGGTCACGTGCGCGGACGCGGGATACCTGTTTTATGACACGATTGTGACATAAGAAGCTCTAAGCTCAAAGGGCCAAGTTCAAAGAGATTTGCCTTTGATTTTCAGCTTTGAGCTTTGAGCTTTCATCTTTCGGCTATATTTCGGAGGTACTTGTTATGGGAACAAACTATGACGGGACTTTCAGTAAAGCCGTTGTGAAGGGGTTCATCGATATCCCTGAAAAAACGGCTCCTGGAACTCCTGATACGGATGTCGGGCGGCTATATGTGGCCGACGACGGGGGAACCACAAAGCTTTATTTTAAAAATCCCGCTGGACTCGCCACGGCGTTGACGGACGCAGCCACGGTCAATTGGGATGCCATTGGGGATGCGGGCGGGGCCGGAACGATCGCGTTTGGAACCAATGCCCAGGTTATAACGGCAGCCAAGACTAATGGCGACATGCTGACCATATCAGGCATTGGCAATTTTGGTGATGTGTCGGTTGTTCGGATCGAATCCGGGACCGGCAACCCCACGGACGGGACCGTCCTGGAGGTGGTGAGCCACGACGCGAATACGGACCCGCTCGTCGTGTCGTCAAGCGCCCAGGCCGGAGTCCTGGTGGTGGCGCAGGATGGATCGGTCGCCGTCACTGGCAACCAGACGATAACGGGGACCCTTAGCGCAACGGGCGGACTGATCGCGGGGACCGCGACAAACAGCATCCAGAAGACGGACACGGTTGCTTTGACCAATGCTAACATCAAAGCCCTGAGAGCGACCAAGAAGGCGCTGGTCGCAACGCCGGGAGCCGACAAGTTTCTGGAGTTCGTGTCGGCTCAACTGATCTTAAATTATGGGTCTGAAGTCCTGACGGAATCGAGCGATGATCTGGTGATCCAATATGCCACCAGCGGAGTGGACGCCACTGCTGCCATAACGGCGAACGGATTTATCACGGCCGCAGCCGACACGATCATCAACGTGCTGCCGAAAGCCATGGGGGCCGTCGTAGCCACCAACCTGGTGAATAACGGCCTTGAGCTTTTCAACACGGGGGATGGCGAATATGGCGGCAATGCGTCGGCTGACACGGTTATGACGGTGAAGATTACGTATCGGATTCACACCGCCGGGCTGTAAGAAAATAGGACACAGATTTCACGGATAAACACAGATAAAACAAGAAATTTGTTGTTTTTTAAAATCCTGAAAATCTGTGTGATCTGTGTCCCATAAAGATTGATTTGGGGTTGGTTATGAAAAAACTGCTCATTATTTGTGCATTGATCCTTGGATTGATCATTCCGTCCCTTGCGGGGGCTGCGGCTGATGTGGTTTCGGTCACACGGACCAAGGTGACGCAGCCGTCCTCGTCGGCCAGGGGGATCGATAAGATCACCTATACGTTTTCATCGACCGACGCTGACGCGGAGCGGGCGGCTGCGCGGTCGATTGCGTCCGTTTTCGGGACGATCGTCAAATTCCACTATATTCCTGGAGCGGTCAACACGCCGGACGCAGGGGCGGACATCAGGGTTTATTCTGCCCTGACCGGGGGAATCGACCTCCTTTTCAGTGCATGTGACAACGTGGGAGCGACCGAGACCGTTGGTTTCCCGGCTCACGCAACGACGCTCAGGCCCGCTTTCATGGCAGGGGATACGCTATATTTCAGCGCGACCGATTTGGGCGCTGGGACGAACGATGGGGTCCTGTACGTGTGGATTCTGTCACCATGAGAAAGATAAAATAGGACACAGATTTTCAGGATTTTCGGGATTGTTTTTAAAACCAAAGAAATTCTTTTTTTTATCTGTGTGTATCTGTGTGATCTGTGTCCCATAACGGCACTTGGGTGCAGGTAGCGCAGGGATTGTTCTTGGCTGTGGCACCATAGGAGAATACATGAACAGGAGAAAATTTATTTCAACGTCCATATTAGCCGGAGCAGTATTTGCAGCCAATCCGGTCAATGCCCATTTATTTTGCAAACCAATACCGAAGCCCAAACCAAAACCAAAGATCGATCCCGCCAGCCAGATGGTCATAAACAAGTTCCTGGCTGAGATGAAAACAGGTGGGGTCTATGATTTCGTGCTGATGTGGCGCTACCGAGAGGACGATCCCTATTTTTTCGGAGAGCCGGAGGATGTCATGTCCGGAGCAATTGGAGATGAGGAGGTGACCGAATAATGCCGACCTATAATTTTACAAAGAGAATCAGGAATGTAGATGAGTACCAGTACACGGCTCAAGTAACTGTACCAAGTGGAATTTCACTCGTTAAAGTTTCTGTCCTCCTCGATGCTGCTGACATGCTCAATGCAAATACTCTATTTAGGTATGGATTTGAATGGAGAGAGAATGCTCAGGACACTTGGAAATTTCTTGCAGGCGGGGAATTCATAGGAAATCCTGATAATGATACTGCGCTTACTCCATATATACAATTTACCTCATTACCTAACATTGTGGGAAAACAGGTAAGGGGATATCTGTTCAGCCATACGCAGATTTCTCTAGGGGCAACGATAGAGATTAATTAATGGCAATTGCGTACATAAATATTAATTCAGCTGCTGGTTATGGAACATCATTGGCCGTTGCGCTCAATGTAGCCAATGCAGGGTCTTTTTTGGTATCTGGGAGTAATGCGTCACTAGCGGCATCGAATTTTACTATAGATAACAGCGATGCAGTACAGAACGCAAACGGTACTGATTATGACAATGTATTTGTCGAAATCTATTATGCGGAGAATGCTAATACTGGCAATACGACAATAACAAGATCAGCGGCATCATCGGCCAGTATTACAATCTCTTTAGCGGAATATACAGGGTTAGCCACATCTAGCTCTTTGGATCAATCGAATGTTGGGACTGGTTATTCAACAGGGGCCACTACTGCAAATGTAACAACTACTGTAGCAAACGAGTTGTTGGTTTGCGTTACCGGAGCAGCATCAAATCCCACTTATACTGCTGGGGCAAATTATACCGAACGAGTTGATGTCGGAGGAAATGCCAGAGGCCACCAGTTAGAAGATAGGATAGTAACTGGGACAGGTACATATGCTGGAGCTTGCACGGTATCAGTAACAAATAGTTGGGCATGCGTACTTGCCACGTTTAAGATGGCGGCGGCTGCAACGACCGATCAAAAAACTTTTCGGTTTTTCTCCTCGGGTGATGAGCTGCCGCACTGGGACACTGGGACAACGCCACTGATCGAAGCTGCGGACATCACCCACACCAATGACACAGGAGCAGACACAAGCAAGGAAATAGCCTATCCGGCCTATGCGTCCGGCGATTTGGTCATTCAGGCGATTATCAGCGATGCGGATGTCACCCACACTAAACCTGCCAATGGACCGAACGGTGAGGCGCTATCTAATATTCTGGTGGACACAACGCCCACCACGGGCGGTCCCCATCTGTCTGTAGTTTATTATGTGGCGACCAACGCACCTGGGGCCGGATCGCTGACATGGACATTGAGCGGGAATGAAGAAGCGTCAGGGGAAACCATCGTTGTTCCTGCTGGCGAGTTCGACTCGACAACTCCGATCGGATCGATATCCGCGGCAGGTGTGCAGACCTCCGGCACTGGCGCCACAATCACGATGCCAACGTTCACGCCCAACAGCATCGGGCGTGTAGTGTGCATTGGTGGCGTGGACACC